TTGGTGACACAAAAGCAAAACCGGAAGCGGCGTGAGCTCGCCGGTCAAACGGGGGGGGGGGGTATCGCCATCGGCTGCGCCTTCGAACCTGCCGGAGGCGGACTAGATGACCGCGCTCCAGACCCAGGCGGCAATCGTGATGTTTGAGAGCGGCCACTTCGACACGGCCGATATCGCGCAGCTGCTCGGTATCGCCGAAGCGATCGTCGCGCGCACGCTGCAAGCTAGCCGCGACGTCGTCCGCGAAATGCATCGCGAGCTGATCGAGGCGGTCAGATGAACCGCCCACTGCCAAAACTTCCCGAGGCAGAGATCGTGGCCATGGCGGTGTTCGAGCCGGCCGGCACGCACTACCTCGAAGTGGCGATCGCCGGCACGCCGGTCGACGTTCTCTACACCCGCGACCAGGTCGAGCAGCTGGAAGAGAAGATCGCGGCGTTCAAGCGCGCCTCGATCATGGAAGACGTGCGGGCCGTCGAGCGCCTCAGGCGCCATAAGGAGCCGCTATGAACGCGCCCTTCGCCCGACCGGCGATCGCGCCTTCGGCAAGCTACCGGACGTTCCTTGAGCGCAAGGTGCGTATGGCTGCGCAGGACGGGTTTCCATTCGTCACTGCCGACCAGGTGAATCCGCTGCTGAAGCCGCATCAGCGCGATATCGTTTTATGGGCCGTGAAGGGCGGGCAGCGCGCCATCTTCGCTGCCTTCGGGCTCGGCAAGAGTTTTATGCAGATCGAAATCCTGCGGCTGCTGCAACAGCTCGGTGGTGGTGCGCCGCTGGTGATCGCGCCGCTCGGCGTCCGGCAAGAGTTCAAGAAGGACGTCCATACCCTCGCAACGGGTGAGCATCCCAATATCACGGATGCGCAGCGAGAAGAGCTACGCGCATGGCAGGCCGGCCATCCTGCTCGCATTCCGTCGATCACCTTCATTCGCGCCACCGATGAGATCGACCGGCGTACGGGCCATCTGCACATCACCAACTATGAGACCGTCCGTGATGGCAAACTCGACCCGAACCTCTTCGGCGCGGTGAGCCTCGACGAGGCGAGCGTGCTCCGGTCGTTCGGGTCGAAGACCTATCAGACGTTCCTCTCCCTGTTCGTCACCGTGCGGTACCGCTTCGTCGCCACGGCTACGCCCTCACCGAACCGCTTCAAGGAATTGATCCACTATGCCGGCTTCCTCGGCATTATGGATACCGGGCAGGCCCTGACGCGGTTTTTCCAACGGGATTCCACGCAGGCGAACAACCTCACGCTCTATCCCCACAAAGAGCGCGAATTCTGGCTCTGGCTCAATAGCTGGTCGATCTTCCTGCAGCGGCCGTCAGACCTCGGCTATTCCGACGAAGGCTACGAGCTGCCGCCGCTCAACGTGATTTATCACGAGGTGCAAGCGGACCTCGCCGATGGCGGCGAGGATCGCGACGGACAGATGAAGCTGATGCGCGATGCCGCGATCGGCCTCAAGGATGCCGCCAAGGAAAAACGCGACACACTGCCCGCCCGCATCGAGGCAATGACGGCTATCCTCGACGCGGCGCCGGCCGATCACTTTCTGCTCTGGCACGATCTCGAGGATGAGCGGCGGGCGATCGAGCGGGCTGTGCCAGGCGTCGTTTCAGTCTACGGCTCGCAGGACCTTGAGGCGCGCGAGCAGGCGATCGTCGATTTCTCAGACGGAAAATTCCGGCTGCTCGCTGCCAAGCCGGTGATCGCCGGCAGCGGCTGCAACTTCCAGCGTCATTGCCACAAGGCGATCTTTCTCGGCATCGGCTTCAAGTTCAACGACTTCATCCAGGCGGTGCATCGCATCCAGCGGTTCCTGCAGGGCTTTCCGGTCGAAATCCACATCATCCATGCCGAGACCGAGCGCGAGGTTTTGCGCACGCTGCAGGGCAAATGGGCGCAGCACAACCAGATGGTGGAGACCATGGCAGAGATTATCCGCGAACACGGGCTGGCCACGCTGAGCATGTCGGACGTTTTGACCCGCTCGATCGGTACGGCTCGCGTCGAGGCGAGCGGGGCAGGGTGGCTGGTCGCCAATAACGATTGCGTCGAGGAAGCCAAGCTCATCGATAGCGACAGCATCGACGAGATCGTCACCTCGATCCCGTTCTCGAACCACTACGAGTACACGCCGAGCTACAACGATTTCGGGCACACCGATGGCGATGAGCACTTCTTCGCCCAGATGGACTACCTGACGCCCGAACTCTTCAGGATCCTCAAGCCCGGCCGTCTCGCCTGCATCCACGTCAAGGACCGCATCCTCTTCGGCTCTGTCACCGGCATGGGGACGCCGACCGTCAACCCGTTCCACGCCAAGACGCTATTTCACTACCAGTCGCACGGCTTCGCCTTCATGGGGATGATCCAGGTGCAGACGGACGTGGTCAGGGAGAACAACCAGACCTACCGCCTCGGCTACACCGAAATGCTCAAGGACGGATCGAAGATGGGCGTCGGCAGCCCTGAATACGTGCTGCTTATGCGAAAGCTTCCGACCGATCGCGGCAAATCCTATGCCGATGATCGCGTCGAGAAACTACCATCCGAATACTCGTTGGCCCGCTGGCAGGTCGACGCGCATTCGTTCTGGCGATCGTCAGGCGATCGTCACCTCAGCGTCGACGAGCTGGCGCAGCTGCGGCCCGAGGTGCTCAGCCGGCTCTTCACCGAGCAGACAATGCGGCAAGTCTACGATTTCAAGACGCATGTCGCCGTTGGCGATGCGCTCGCCGAGCGTGGTGCGCTGCCGAAGACCTTCATGGCGCTCGCGCCGGGCAGCAACCGCGACGATCTCTGGCATGACGTCAACCGCATGCTGACGCTCAACGGCGACCAGGCGCAGCAGAACCTCGAAAAGCACGTCTGCCCGCTGCAGTTCGACATCGTCGACCGGCTGATCGAGCGGTTTTCCAACAAGGGCGATCTGATCTTCGATCCGTTCGGCGGGCTGTTCACGGTGCCGGTGCGCGCGATGAAGGCCGGCCGTCGCGGCCGGGCTGCCGAACTCAACCCCGGCTATTTCGCCGATGGCGTCAAATACTGCGTCGCGACCGAACAGGAGGTCTCGATGCCGACCCTGTTCGACCTGATGGGCGTCGAAGATGGGAAATAGTATGCGCGTGACGGTCACTTGGGCGAACCGCAACCCAACCACGATCTGGAACAGGCTCACTGTCAAGCTTGGGCGCGAGCCCACCCATGCGGAAGCTATCGCCGAGGTGAAGCGCATCCTTAGGGACTCCGCTGAGGTGGCCTACCATGCGTGAACGCCTTCCCGACCGTCGCGAAGCTGAAGCCATCGAAATCGTGCACGTCTGGCGCGGCGCCCATGGCGACGTCGATGAGATGATGCTGGTGACTATCGGCCGCTATGACGACGGCCGGATTGGTGAGGTGTTAATCGACTATCCGCCGCGCGAAGGCGAGCGCAAGAAAAGCGATCGCGTCCGCGACCTCGGCAACGACATTGCGGTGCTGGTCTCAATCGCGCTGCAGCATGGTGCACCGCTTGAGGTGCTTCGGAGCGCAGTCGGGCGCAGCGAACTCAACCTTATGGGCAAGGTCACGCCGGTGCCGCATACGATCATCGGCACCGTGCTCGACGCTCTCGCGGCGGAGGCAAAATGACCCTGCCGCCCGAACTGGAAACGCTCAAACAGCTGGCGCTACAGACCTCGACCGCGCAGTGGGCGCGCGACCAGGGCTGGAAGCTCCGTCAGACGGGCAACGAGCTAATCGGCCCCTGCCCAAAATGCGGCGGCATTGACCGGTTCGGTATCAACTTAACGACTGGCGCGTGGAACTGTCGCCATTGCGGCGTCGGTGGCGGCGACGTCATTTTCCTCGTGCAGCATGTCGAAGGCCTCACCTTCGTGCTGGCGCTCGAACGCATCACCGGTCGCACGCCGGCGGCACCAATCGACCCTGCCGAGCTGGCCAAAGTCCGGGCGGAGAACGAGCAGCGCGAGCGCGAGAAGGCGGCGGAGAACGATCGCTATCGCGAGGCGGCGCGACGAACTGCTTACGAAATCTGGGTGGAGCGCGCGCACAAGCCGAGCTGGCCGGTTTCGTCGGACGGCAGCACAACGCCACGATACCTCAAGCGCCGCGGCATCGATCTCGGCTGTGCTGACCACGAATGGGTGCATGGGGACGAAATCCTGCTGCGCGAGATCGACGAGCATCCTTGGCGCGAGCAGTTCACCGACGAGCGCGGCTACAAAGCCTGGCGTACCATAGCGTCGGCGCCGGCGATGATCGCGCCGGTGCAACTTGCGGACGGCAAATTCGGCGCCGTTCACCAGACGTGGATCGACCTCAGTCAGCCAAAAGGCAAGCTGGTGCTGCCGCCGGACGATGCCGGCAAAGAGCGGCCATCCAAGAAAGTGCTCGGCGCAAAGAAGGGCGGCGCGATCCGTCTTTACACGCCGGAGACGGCCGAGCGGATCGTCATGGGCGAGGGCATCGAGACGACACTTACCGCGCTCGCTCATGCCTACCAGCACGGCACGGCCTATTGGGCCGGCGTCGACCTCGGCAATATGTCCGGCCGCGCGCTGCGCGGCCCAACTGGCGGCCAAATCTACGACCAGCCGGACATGGATGACCTCGACTGCTTCCTGCCGCCCGACTGGTGCGAGGAGCTGGTTTACATCTGCGACGGCGACGAGGCGCAAAAACACACTGTCGAGAAGGTAACGCGCGGCCTCAGGCGGGCGCTGCGCTATCGGTCCATGCAGCGAGCTGAGCGGCCGGAATTGCCGTCGCTGTCGATCATGATGGTGCCACCAGGCGAGGCAGGCACCGATCTCAATTCCATCGCCATGGCCGACGCGGCGGCCGTCAGGGATGGGGCTTAAGGGGCGGCATGACGACCAGCAAAAAAGTGCGCGACGCCGTGGCAAAAGCCAAGGCGGTAGAAGACGTGCCTTTCGATCCATCCGTCGTCGCCGGCGCCAAACCAAAGCGCACGCGCCGCAAGTCTGCGGATGGCGAAACCCCACCGCCCCATGCGAGCGATGAGGTCCGGTCGCCGGCCGGCGCTCCCTATATCGAAAAGCTGACACCGGCCGAGTGGAAGATTCTCGAGGGATGCGCCCGCTATGACGAAAACGACATCGGCAATGCGAGGCGCCTGCTCGACTGGTTCGGCGATCGCATGCTTAACGTGCAAGAGGCCGGCTGGCATGGCTGGACCGGCACGCATTGGGAGATCGAAACGGGGCAATATGTAGTCGAGCGCTTCGCCCAGCTGGTGAGCCCCTTGATTAAGCGCGAGGCCGCGCTAATCGAGGCTGACCCCGACGAGCTGCTGGCGATCGCCGAGGCGCTGAAGCTTAAGGAGCTATTCCCTGAGGCTAGAAAGCGCCCGCCAACATACGAGCTCGAACGTATGGTCGATGGCGTTGCCACCTTCGTTGAACTCGATGTGCGCGATGCGATCAAGCGCGGCGAGACGATCGCCAAGGCCGTCGCCGCACGACGCTCCGGGCGTTTTCAGTTCGGTATCCGCTCCGGCGATCGGGCCCGCACCATCGCAATGGTCGACCTGGCCGAGCCGCACCGCTCCGAACTGCCGCGGCTGATGGATGCCGAGGATTTTGCCCTCAACACGATGTCGGGCACGCTACGGTTTTCGCGGACACGCGACCTCGATTGCCCCGACCCAGCAGTGACCCGCTATATCGTCAGCAAACGCCTCGATCCGCACGATCCGGCCGACCTCATCACCAAGGTCACGGCCGCTAGCTATGACCCGAAGGCGACCGCGCCCAATTTCCTGCGCGATCTCAAGCGCTTCATGCCAGCCGCCGACACGCGCGACTTCCTGCAGGTATTCATCGGTTATTGCGCACTAGGTGGCACCGGCGAGCAGGTCTTCGGCTTCTTTTACGGAGACGGGCAGAACTGGAAATCGATGTTCACTCAGACGATCGGCAGGGTCTTCGGAAGCCTCGCGAAACCAATGATGTATTCCTCGATCGCCGGGCAGAGCACGCCATCCGGAGACAAGCCAAGCCCAGACTGGGCACGCTTACCGGGTGTCCGCTACCTCACCATCGAGGAGGTGCCGCGCGCCGAGCCGCTCAAGGAAGAACTGCTGAAGGCGATCAGTTCCGGCTCCGACATGCCGGTGCGTCACCTCAACAAGAACATTTTCGACATGCCGCCGAAATTCACGGCGATCATGATCTCGAATGCCGAGCCGAACATCAAAGGTGCCGATAAGGGCATCTGGCGCCGCACGCTGATCGTCCATTGGGAAGAGAAGGTGCCCGATGCCGAAAAGCGGCCGTTCGACGAGGTGTTAGCCATGTATGTGGCCGAGCGCGACGGCATCCTCAACTGGATCGTCGAGGGCGTTGAAAAGTACCTCGCCTATGGCCTCGACGTATTTGTCACCGACGAAATGCGCCGCTGGCGCGAGAGCGTCAGGCGCGATCGTGATGCGGTGGGCTCCTATGTCGATGATTGCGTGCGGCCGTCGGCCGTCGAAGGGCATTGGGTGACGTCGCGGCAACTCTACCAGGGGTTCAAGCGCTGGTGCGCGGCCAATGGCATCGATCCGATGCCCTCCGAGACCTCATTCGGTCTCAAGATCAAGCGCGTGCCGGTCGATGGCGTGCCGATGGAAAAGCGGAAACGCGGGCTGCACGGCGTCAAGATATTCGTGGATATCGAGCTGCACGATGTGCCCGATGCCGAGCCGTCATCCTCCTATGGCGACCCCGCACCCCCAGATGATTGAGGCGTTCGTTTTTCAAAACCCGCACCTGAGGGGCGGGTTGGTTGCGGGTTGAGGTGAGAGTTGACAGGCGAAATGCCAAGCAAAATCAATGGCTGGGTGCGGGTGGTGCGGGTTTTCGCGCGCGAGCGACGTCATGTGGGGAACGGGGTGGTGCGAACGATGATGATGGCGGCTGATATGCACCGCGCGCCGTAAACTATCACCACCCGCTTTTCCCCTAGCAGCACCTGACTTCAACCCTCACCCAACCTTCACCTAACCCTCAACCAACTATCACCTGAGAAAAACAGAGGCGGAAATGACAGATTTGAAACAGCGGCCGGCAGCGATGCGAGAGGCTCGGGATATCGAGTGGCTGGTGAACTGGGCCTTGGAAAAGCAGGGCTTGGGCAACACGCTTCGTGGCGAAGCCAGCGGTCGGTCGCGAGACATTCCGACTGGGATGCGCGTCGATGGTGGCGGCGGCGGTTCGGACGGTAAGTGGACGCACGATGATGCAATCGTCATTGCGGACGTCATCGGTGCGATGAGCCGGGACAAGCGCACGGCCGAGAGCGCGGCGTTGGTTGTCCACTATGGACAGGTCGGCACGCGCCCTGAGTGGGGCAAGGAAGGTAGCGGGCGCTATGAGCTTGTGCGGCGCAACAACGGCACCGGCGCGGCGATCAAACGATATCGAGATCAACGCAAGGGCGCACATATCATCGGCTTCGAATGGGAATGGATCGGCAACGATCCTGCCGAACTCGACATGCTGATGTTGCAATGGATGGCATGGCATGCGGCGCTTAGCGATCTGCGCGTCGCAGTGAACTCGCGACTGACCAAATACGTGGCGACCGGTCCGGCTGTTCCAGAGTGTCCATGGGACATGCCGGCGGTAGTGATCCACATGACCGCCTAGCGCGCAGACTGGAGACGCAGCACGCTACAGGGATAAGCTGCTTTCAGAGCTACTTCGGCCGTACTCGCGGCGGCCAGTGCCCTCTGATCGGGGTGAGCTACTAGGTATTTGATGACGGCTTCTGTCGTGTCGTTAGATGTCACGCCGCGTGGCGCCGCAACACATGATAATCGCCGAGATCGCTAAACTGGCGAATGCCTGCTTCATTTTCTCCTGCTGATGACGAGTTGGACGCAACACCAATCTTGCTGATCGGGAGGTATCGAACAAGCCCCTTGCAGCGGGGGAAAATATTTGACAGATATTGGGACAACGAATTGGGAATCACGAACGCGCTGCCGGCAACGGTGGCGCGTTTCGCATTTGGGCCAATGGTCTGAGCGCGTGCTGCCCGACGCCAACCTGCAAATTTGCACGTTGCACAACCCCGCCATGGGTCACCGGGTCCTTCCCAGCCCTCAAAACGTATGCGGGACGTCAAAGCGCATGTGCTTTGTAGTTTGGCCATTTTCGCACAGGGTTGACGGGGTTGACGGACGTGCTCGCGGCGGTTGACGGCCAGTTGACGGAGAGCCTCGTCTGGGTCTCGCTGTCCGAGGCGGCGCAGCGCCAGCAACCGCCGATTTCGAAGCAGGCGATCCATAAGCGGGTGACCAGGCTGGTGGCGGCCGGCCGGTTGTCGACGAAGCCCGGCCCGCGCGGCACGGTGCTGGTAAACATCGTCGCACTCAACCGGGCGATCGCTGAGGAGACGGACCCGGCGCAGGATCTGCGCAACAACCGAGCCCCGGCCCCGGTCGCCGATCACCTCGATCTCGGCGATGACGAGGATGACGCTGGCGAGGCGACTGATCGCAGCGCGCCTCAGGGCAAAGCCAACTACCACCGGTCCCGTGCCGAGCGTGAAGCCTACCAGGCCGAGAATGCCCGCCTCGACCTCGACGAGCGCCTCGACCGTCTTGCCGACAAGGACGACGTCGAACGACGCACCATGACCGCCTTCCGCCGCGTGCGGGACCGCCTCCTCGCCTTCCCCGCCACCGTCGCGGAAAAGGTCACGGTGGCACCTGATGCCCGCGCCGTCCGCGCGATCCTGACCGACGAAATGCGGCGCATGCTTGACCAGCTCGCCGGCGAGCTTGACCACCTGGATGATGATGGCGACGACCTCGACGCTGGCGAGCCGAACTGACAGCGATCGTCGCATCCGCGGCAATGGCCGCGTCGTCTATCGTGGGGCTGCCAACGGCATTCGGCCCGATCCGCAGGAAAAGGTCTCGAACTGGGCTGAGGCCTTCCGCATCGTGCCGGAGATTGGCGCTGTGCCTGGCCCCTGGCGCAACGACGTCGGGCCGTATCTGATCGAGCCGATGGATGCACTCTCGCCGGATGATCCGTGCGAGCGCGTCGTCATCATCAAGCCGTCGCAGTCGGGTGGTTCGGCGGTTGGCGAAAACTGGCTGGGCTTCATCATGCACCGTGCACCGGGTCCGACGATGTATGTCGGCCCAACCGTGCAGGCGGCGATCGACTGGTACCAGGAGAAGCTAGAGCCGACGATCAACGCCACCCCGGTATTGTCGCCGGCGCGTGGTGGCACCGTGGCCCCGAAGCGGTCGCGGTCGGGCGAAGGCTCGACAACCAAGCGCGTCCGTTTCGCCGGTGGCTTCCTGCTCCTGTCCGGCGCCAACTCGGCGGCCACGCTGCGCCAGCATTCGATACGCTACATGGTGCGCGACGATCGTTCCGCCTGGACCGACAACGCCGATGGCGAAGGCGATCCGAAGGATTTGAGCGACGCGCGCCTTAAGACGTTCCGTGTCTTCGGCCTCGCCAAGGTGCTCGACGTATCCTCGCCGAAGCTGAAGGGCGCTGACATCGACGCCGACTACGAGCTCGGCGATAAGCGCCGCTACTACATGGCGTGCAAGCGCTGCGGCGATCTCACGGATTTCGTCTGGGAAGATATCCAGAAGAACGACGCCGCGCCGTTCCGTTGCCGCCTCATCTGCCCCAGCTGTGGCATGGTGCACTACGAGGGCGACAAGGCCAACATGATTTCGGTCGCGTCGGGTGCCTGCTGGATACCGACCGCTCCCGACGCCGATGGCGAGGTCCCGCCAAAGACGATCGCGAGGGGCGATATCGACGCCTGGCGACACCGCCATACCGGCCGCTTCATCAAGAGCTACGCCATCACCGGCGAGTTCAATATCTTCGAGCGCTGGGACAACCTGGCGCAGCGCGAAAAAGACGCTGGCGATGACCCGGAGAAGCTGCAGCCGTTCCAGAACAGCGACCTCGGCCGCGCCTACGAACCAAAGGGCGAGGGGCCAGGTTGGGAGTTGCTGGCCGCGCGCAAAGACAGTGATTGGTCGCGGGGTGCGATGCCCGCCGGGGTGCTCTACACCACGCTGACGGCCGACGTGCAGGCGGACGGTCTCTATTGGGCGATCCTCGGTTGGGGGCCGGGGAAACGCACCTGGCATATCGATCACGGCTTCCTCGCCGGATCGACCGACGTCGCCTTCGAAGGGGCGTGGCCCAAGCTCGATCTCATAGCGGATCGGGGGATCAGCTTCTGCGGCATCCGCATCGCGCCCGACCTGATCGGCGTCGACAGCGGCTACAACGCTGAGGCGGTCTACAGCTGGGTGAAGCGCCGCCACAACGCGCTTGCCTTCAAGGGTATCGAGGGTTGGAGCAAACTGCCGATCGGCCGCGCTGAAACGCCCGAGGTCAGGAAGCACGGCACCTCGGCCGGTAAGGCGCGCCGCCATGGCATGAAGGTATGGCTGGTCGGTACCTACGGCCTCAAGGCCGCGCTGATGAACTTCCTCGCGCGGCTGCCCAAGGAGGGCGACGGCGGCCTGCCCACCGGCTACCAGCAGTTCCCCGGCGATACCGAGGAGGAGTATTTCCGCCACCTCGTCTCCGAGTTCGTGGCGACCGTCGAAGAGAAGGGTGAGATCAAGCGCGTCTGGCAGCGCAAGGGGCCGAACCACTGGCTCGACTGCAACATCTACGGTTGGGCGCTGACGTATTACACCAACCTTTGGGTGTGGACCGAGAAGCAGTGGGAAGATCGTGCCCGCGAACTGTCGGAAATGACGCGCGACATCCAGACAGATATTTTTGGCGCACCGTCCGGCGCTGTCACGACGGCTTTGCCCGCCGCCGAAACTCTCGCAGACGAGGTAGATGCGGAGCCGGCCAAGCCGGTACGAACGAAAAAATTGAGTGATGGGCTCGACGCTCTGGCGCGTCTGAACAGGTAGTTCGTTCCGGCGTTATTCGTCGTCGTCTTCTCCGGACACTAAACCGCCTTCGAAGGCCTTACCCTGGGTGATTTTCATTCCCTCGCGAAAGAGACTGGGCACCTTATAGGAATCCTTGATTACCTCTAGGAACCCTATTGCGACCAACGGGGTGGCATCGGCTCGTGCCTGCTCGACGCTAGTTCCGAAGAGTGAGGCAATCGACTGAATGTTGTGTTCGGCTTTGCCTCCTCGGAATTTGCCAATGGCAGCAACGGCGGATTCCCCGGCCTCGGCAAAAAGGGTGTCATTAACCCTCATGACGCTGAGGTCGGACAACCCCTCCCGAAGCGCGTCTGGCTCTAGTATCGGACGTGCGTCGATCATTCGGTTCCTGATGTCCTCACGTTTGAGTTGTGCCCGTTGCGATAGCAGGATGAGATCGAGAAGATTGCGTGGAGGCTTCACGTCGTTGCCATCGCGAATTCGTCGCATCATCCAAGTCCACGTTACGGGCTTTCGTTTTCCAAAGTCGACTTGCTCTGGAAACATCACGTCGAATATCTCTTTATCCGTCGCTCCGACTATCTTCAGCGCCGCGCAGAACTGAGGGTTCTCCCTTATTCGTCTGCAGAGTAGATTGAGCAGGTCGTCTTCCCGCCAGATTATATCAAGCTTACGGGCGTTTATGTGGGTCAAATTAACGAAACCGCCTGCAGTAATTCTGCTAAACAAGTCTCTCCGAACAAATAACTTAAGCTTGATATTGCTGAATTCTGTTAAGTCTAGATAAGTTCGCAGCAACGCTCGCAGAGCGGGTATCTCGATCCCCGGGTATCCTGAAAATGCCTCGTCAAGTCGATCGATGGCGATCCAAACTGTGATGTTGGCCTCAACAAGACAAGCGTTCAACAATCTGAAGATGGCGTCCGCAGGTACAGGACCCGGCGTCTTGGTTTTAGCGGCCTCGTCTCCTGAAAACTCGACACGAGGGGTTAGTACTGGCATTCCACTTTCGGAAATGGTGAATTGCATCTCCGCTGACCGCCAGTTGAACATCGAGCCAATCTTGCTCAGAACCTTCGAGAAGACGCTTCGGGGGGCATCTAGCTCAGTGCGCAGTTCGAGTCCGCGTAGCACATTGTCAAGTGTAGACATCTGCGGGGTGAAGCTGCCTTCATAGAGGCGTAGGATCCAATTTCCGGCGAATGAGGATAGGTAAGCCTTCCAAAGGTGGTTGTACTCTGCCTCGGTCTGCACCTCGTGATTCGTGAGAAGTTGAAAGATCGGGCTCCCTGACGGGTTAAATGCCGGAATAACCTCAATCTTCTTTAGTTCCGGCAGCGCCGCATAGGTCTTCTCGAGTATTCGGTAGATGGCGGTCTTTCCTGTTCCCTTGTCGCCAGAAATGATGTCGCAACGATCGTGCACGAGTTCGCGAAACGCGTTGGTCTCAACGAAATAGCGTTCCAGCGCTTCGTCGAACTCTGCCACCGATTTACCTAGGTCGAGTGACTGAAGTGCTTGTCGAATGGTGTCCACCGAACGCCCCTCTGAAATAGCTCACTCAACTCTTAGTGCCATGCCAAGACAACGCAAGTGTATTGGCATGGAATGTCTGGCGTCGCGCTGTGTCTTGCCCCGCCCAATTGTTCAACCGACAACGATGCAGGACTGTGATGGCCGACATGACCCTCGACGAGATCAACTCGGCGATCGATAGCCTGCGCTCGGCCAAAATGGCGCGCCTGACCGGCGGTGCGGTCGTGCGGACTCAGTACCAGAGCGGGTCGGTACAAAAGGAAATGGCGACCCTCGCGGACATTGACGCCGAGATCGCCCGGCTTGAGGTGTTGCGGTCGAGGCTTACCGGCCTGCCGACCGGCAACGGGCCGATCCGCATCGGCTTTGGGAGACGGATTTGAGCGCTTTGAAGCCTCGCGTGCGTGTTGCCGCCGGCGACGCGACCGGCCGTACCGCACGGCCCGTTGCCGAAGGCGGAATCCGCCGCACCAGCTACAACGCGGCTGATCTCGGCCATCCGTCCCTGCAGGGCTGGATGCCGCCCATCCAGTCCGCCGATGCCGAGTGGCTCCGTGACCGTCCGGTTTCGATCGCACGCATCCGTGACGTCATCCGCAACGAGGGCTGGGCCAAATCCGGCGTCGATCGCAAGGTCGACATGCTGGTCGGCGGCTCGCTGCGCCTCAACGCGAAGCCCGATCCGGTCGGTTTGGGGATTTCGCCTGCCGCGGCGCACGCGCTTGGCCGTCAAATCCAGTCAAAATGGTTCGATTGGGCCGAAGACCCGATCTTCCGTTGCGATGCCGAGCGGCAGTTGCCGTTTGCCGGGCTCGCCGGGCTCATTACCCGCGAGTTTGTCGGCATTGGCGAGGGCCTTGGCGTGCTTCGCTGGATCGATCGACCCGGCTGGAACTATCGCACTGCCGTCCAGATCATCGATCCCGACCGCCTGAGCAATCCGATGGGCATGCCGGACAGCGACACGCTGCGGGGCGGGGTCGAAAAAGACCAGAACAACGCGCCGATCGGCTATCACATCCGCCGCGGTCATCCCGCCGACGTTTTCAGCATGAAAACGTCGTCCTTTCAGTGGGATTACATCCCCCGCTGGGATGCGATAGGGCCCTGGGAGCGGCCGAAGGTCGTTCATGTCTACGACAAGCATCGGCCAGGCCAGTCACGTGGCATTTCCGACTTCGTCGCGTCGCTGACCAAGCTTCGCATGCTATCCCGCTACTCAGAATCCGAAGTGCGCACGGCGGCGATCAACGCCACCATCGTCGGCGCGATTTACACCCAGATGGGCGCCGAATACGCCGCCGACCACCTCGGCAGCGACGCCCCCAGCGACGTCGACTGGGGCGAATTCAACACGTCGCGCGCCGAGTTCTACGGCAAGCGCAATGTGATGGACGATGCGCGCTTCCTGACGCTGTTTCCGTCCGACCGGCTCGACCTGAACACGACACCGCGACAGACAGCGGGCTATCCGGCGTTTCAGACGTCGTTTTTGCAGGCGTTCGCCGCCTCGCTCGGCATTTCCTACGAGCAGCTGTCGATGGATTGGTCGAACACCAACTATTCGTCGGCCCGCGCCGCGCTCAACGAGGTCTGGCGCGGGGTAATGCGCCTCCGCGCCATCCTGATCTGGGGTTTTGCTGTTCCGGTCTTCGCGGCCTGGCTCGAGGATGCGCTCGACGCCGGCACGGTCGAGGTGCCGAAGGGTTGCGCCGACTTTTATGATGCGCCGGCCGCCTGGCTCAACGCCGACTGGATCGGTCCGGCGCGCGGCTTCATCGACCCGGTCAAGGAAGCGCAGGCTTCCTCTCTGCGGATTGATGGGCGCATTTCGACGCTCGAACGCGAAGCGGCCGAGCAGGGTCAGGATTGGGAAGAGATCATCGCCCAGCTCGCCCGCGAGCGTGCCGCCATGGAAGCCGCCGGCATTCCGGGCGTCGTCACCGATACCAAGATCGTCGCCCCGACCGATGCCCAGCAGCAGCCGGGCGGTGAACAGGGAAGAACTGGAACCAGCGATGCCTGATCTCGATCTTATCCTAAGGACGCCCGGCCGTGTGCTGATGCTCGAACGGAGCGTCGCGGAGGCCATGATCGATCGTGCGTTCGAGGAGCGTCGTTCCGGCGGCGGCAATTTGCTGACGCGCGCCTTTTCGGCCCTCACTCATCGGCCGCGCGCCGAGGCCGGCGATGATGACGACGCCGATCGGCAGGTTGACCGGTCACGCCTCGCCACGGCCTCAGTTCCGTGGGCTGGCACGATCGAGTGGGCGGATGGTTACGCCATCGTCGATGGCGTCGCCGTCATCGACATCTGCGGCGTCCTGACGCCCGATGGCTACTACGATTTTTGGACCGATTGTTGGTACGGCGGTTACACTCAGATCGGCGCGGCCGTTGCGCTTGCCCGTGGCGATGATCGCGTTCACGCGCTGTTTCTGCGCATCAACTCGCCCGGCGGTCTTGTCGATGGCTGCTTCGATCTCGCTGCCGACATTGCTGCCGGTAATGGCAAGTCCGCAGGCAAGCCCGTTTGGGCCTCGGTCCGCACCGCATGCTCGGCCGCCTATGCGCTCGCCAGTGCGGCTGACAGGATCCTTGCCGCCTCCGAAAGCGATGTCGGCTCCATCGGCGTCTACGTCCTGCACGTCGATGCCTCCGGCTGGCTCGCCGAGCATGGCGTCAAGATCGAGGCGATCCAGAATGGCGCCCGCAAGACGGACGGCCACGACTGGAAGCCGCTTTCGGACGATGCGCGTGCAAAATTGCAGTCGACCGTCGACCAGATCGGACGCCGCTTCGCTGGTGTGGTGAATGCCGGCCGCGCCCTCTCTACGGCCACGATCGCCGAGCTTGAGGGGCAGTGGTTCCTCGCCCAGCACGATGATCCGAAACAGTCGGGCCTCGCGCTCGGCCTGGTCGATGAAATCGCCACCGAGCAGGCTGCCTTTGCCGCCCTGCAGAAATCCCTGACCAGCTCCGGCGGCGCGTCGCCTGCTGCGTCAGGGTCAACCGACAAAACGCGCGCTAACACGGAGACTGATATGCCACTCGCGGAACAGATCGCCGCCTTGCGTGCCAAGGCGGCCAACGGCGATACGGCGGCCCTTGCCGAACTCAAGAGCCTCGGCGTTTCGGCCAAGGCCGAAGATGCGACGGACGACGACGCTGGTGATGATGACGAGACCGATGGCGACGGCAAGCAGAAGCCCGCCAACGACGATGACGACGACGAAGAGGATGGCGACGGCGAGCCCGAGGCGAAAGCGACCGGCGCCGACGCCGGTTTTAAGCTGCTGAACGCCAAAGAGGCCAAGGGCCGCACGGACCTCGCCAATCGCCTCGCCCGCAAGGTCGCCGATGGCAAGCTGACCTATGGCGAGGCCAAGGACATGCTCGCCTCCGCGCCGAAGTCGCGCCCCTTGGCGGATGCCATGACCAATCGCGACCGCAACCCCGGCAACGATGCCGGCGCCGGTCTCGCTCGCGGCGCCGGTCTCGGCGCTGCCGTCGATCGGCTGGTTGCCAAGAAGCGCGCATAGCGCCGCCGAAATTCCTGTCCGCCAGTCCAACCGCCCGGTCCCGTGCCGGGCGGTTTCGTTTTGTATCCCTGCAACCCAGCTGAAGGAGAGCGTCAATGCTCACCAGGTCCTTTTCGGTCGGCAAGCCCAAGCTTCAGACCGCTCTTCTCAAATATGAACTGTTCCCCGACTTCAACCGCGAGCAGCTGACCCTGCTGGCGGGCAGCGGCGCCGAACGCATCATCGAGCTTGGCACCATTCTTGGGCTCTCGACCACAACCGCCGTGTCGGTTGCCGCCAAGGCCGGCAACACCGGCAACGGCGTCTTTACCCTCGCCAATCCTGCGATCGCCGCCGGTACGCTGCCGGGCGTCTACGAGGTCGTCTGCATCGAACCTGCGGCGAATGCCGGTACCTTCGAGGTGTTCGATCCCAACGGCGTCGCCATCGGCACTGCGGTTGTGGCGGTCGCCTTTACCGGTGCGCTGAAATTCACGATCGCCGATGGTGCGGCCGACTTCGTCGCCGGCGACGCGTTCTTCGTCACCGTGCCGGTCGGCGCCAAGGCCAAGGCCTGGGACCCGACCGCCCTCGACGGCAGCGCGCTTGTCGACAGCATCGCGCTCGCCAAGGGCATCGCGGCGGACGGCACGGATAGCACCATTCTCGCGCTGTCCCGCGGCCCGGCGATCATCGCGCTCGATGGCATCGAATGGCCGGACGGCGTGACCGACCCCCAGAAGGCGGCTGCGCTCGCCGCCCTCGCGCTCAAGGGCATCATCGCCCGCCCGAGCTAGGCCCTCCACTCCGGCAAGCTGCAAATTTGCAGCTTGCCGCCCAATCGCGTCCCTTGAAACCCATTCTGGAGGCGGTCCATGGACCCCGAAGATTTCGTATTCCCGTATACGGCGACTGATCTCACCGAGCAGATCAATCGTATTCCCAATTCCTATGGCCTGCTTCGCGCCATGGGCCTGTTCGGCGATGGCACGCCCGTCGTTTCGACCACGGTCGAAATCCGCATCGAAGATGGCGTGCTGCGCGTGCTGCCCGCCAAGGAACGCGGCGCGCCCGGCACTGTCGGTCAGCGCGAGACGGGCACCAGCATCTTCCTCAGCGTGCCGCACTTCCCCTCGCTCGATCTCATCACGCCGCAGGACATCCAGAACATGATGATCGTCATCGCGCGCACCAAGCGCCCGGCGACGGTCGAAGACGAGCTGGCGAAACGGCTGCTCAACATCCGCCGCAACCACGATATCACCCTCGAATACCTGCGGATGGGTGCGCTGAAGGGCCTGATCCTCGACGGTGACGGCACGACCCTTTACGACCTCTACGACGTCTTCGGCATCAACAAGGTCACGGTCGATTTCGCGCTCGGCACCGATGATACCGACGTCATCGCCAAGTGCGACCAGGTCTATCATTCGATCGCCGACAACCTGAAGGGCGAGACAATGACCGGCGTCGAAGTGCTGGTCGACGGCGGGTTCTTCAACAGGCTGATCCAGCATCCCAATGTCGAGAAATACTGGACCAGCAATCAGCTCGGCGTCGCCGAGTTTGCGAAGATGCGTCGTGCAGAGTTGGGGCAGAGCTGGGGTCGCACGTTCGAGTTCAATCAAATCATCTGGACCGAGTATCGCGGCTCGGCGCCGGTCAAGGCTGCCGGCGCCGCGACTAGCGTGCCCTTCATTGCGGCCAATTACGGGCACGCCTATCCGACCGGGACCCAGAACGCGTTCGAGACGTTCTTCGCGCCTGCCGACGATATCCGCTTCGTCAATACGCCGGGCGAAAACATCTATATTTCGCCCGAAATCCTGAAGCACGGCGAGGGCATCGAGCTGAAAAGCCAGTCCAACCCGCTGCCGATCGTCAAGCGGCCCGAACTGCTGGTCGAAATCCACACCTCGAACTGATCGCATGTTTGCAGCGCGGCCCGGCTTTTGCCGGGCCGTTGCCTTTCCACCTGGGCGCCGTGCTGGCGCCTGGATGCAACGGCAACTCTCCGAAAGGAACACGACATGGTCACCACCACTACATCTACTCCGCGCGGCAAGGGGAATGCCCGCAGGACGCCGCTCGAACAGTCCCAGGCCCAACAGTCGTCCACTGGGGCAGAAGAGCCCGCGGAGGGCGCCGTGGAAGATGACGTGGCAAATACCGATACGGGTGCCCTGGACGGGGCGCCGATCGAGAGCGACGCAGGGGATAATGACGCCGCGCGCGAGCCGGACGGCGACCGGTCAGACGCCGATGACGAAGAATCCGTCCGGCAGGATGACGAGGTGGCCATGGTCGGCCCTCTGCGCAGCATCGTCCTCAACATCGATATCGAGCACGGCGATGCCGGCGAGTTGGTGCGTATTCCCGCTGCCGACGCGGACCTTCTGCTGAAGCGGGAAGCCGCCCGTCCCGCCACCAAGGCGGATTTTGGGCTCTAGCCATGCGCAAGGAACTGGTCGCGGCGGCGCTTGAAGACATCCGGGGGCAGCTCTTCTCGGACGTGGTCTATACGCCGCTCGGCGGCCAGCCGGTGACGATCCTCAATGCGATCTACGGCGTCGAGGTCGCGACGGAAGATCAGGACTATTTCGGGCATCCAGTCCGCAATGGCACGCACGTTGCCTACGCGCCGACCGCGCTCTTTCCCGGCCTCGCCAAAGGCGATCTCATCGAAGAGAGCGCTGTCAGCTACCGGGTCGTCGACTGCAAACCTTGGGGCGACGGCCGCCTTGAATGGGCGATCAGCCTCGTGAAGGCCTGATGCCAACCAAGCTGCAGCTTCGGGCAACTGTCTTCGGCGACCTGCCGGAGTTCATGAAGGAAGAGACGGACCGTGGTGCCTCGGCGGTGAGCCGCGGCATCGACGTCACAACCATATCGCTTAAGGCTGCGCTTCGGGCTCAAATCACCGCCGCGTTCGGCTCACAGCGCCTGGCGAACACCTGGCAGGCGGAAGCGTTTCCGAAGCTGCCAAAAACCAGCCTCGGCGCTGCGTCGGTCGTCTATTCGAAAGCTCCGCATATCATTGAGGCCTTCGAGCAGGCGACGGTCATCAAGAGCGCCAAAGGCTTCTGGCTCGCCATCCCGTCGCCCGATTGCCCGAAAGGGCCGGGCGGCAGCCGCCTGACGCCATCGACCTTTCCTGAAGACCGGTTCGGCAAGCTCCGTTTTGTCTATCGGCAGGGGAAGTCCTCGCTGCTGGTCGTTGACCAGGTGCGACGTGGAACCGGCAAGCGTGGCGGTATTCGCAAAGGCACCGCTGCCGCGATCAAGAAAGGCAGCACGGAGACCATCGTGATGTTCTTCCTCGTGCCGCAGGTACGCCTCAAGAAGCGCATCGATCCTCAGTCGGCTTACGCCAAGGCAGAGGATGATTTGTTGAACAATGTCATCGCGGCATGGAGTGAATGAGCCTTGGCCACCAAGCGCGAACAGATCCTCGTGGCGCTGCATGCGGCGTTCGGGTCGCTGGCCGGCACGGCAGTGACGCGCAACGCGCCCCTTACCGATTTCGACGCGGCAGGAAACTCCTTCGCCAACCTGATCGACGGGACGAGTGGGCAGACGGAAGCTTTCATCAATCCGCCGATGTACGAATTCACCATGACGCCGGCCCTCATCCTGATGGTCAAGGGCGATGATGCTGCCGCTCCGGACGCCGCGCTCGACGCGATGATCGAAGCCGCCGACGCCGCAATGACAGCGGCGCTGGCTGACGGCCTCGGGGGGCTCGTCACCGATATCCGCGTGCAGCCTGCCGATTATGCGCCGGAAGCGCTCTGGGGCGCCGCCGATATGAAGGGCGCCGAGCTGCCCATCGAACTCGACTACTGGTCAACCTCAAGCCTCGGTTGAGGCTGCAAACCAAGGAACATCGCCATGGCCAAGCCTCGCGCGACAGGCGCCGATGCCATTCTGCTCATCGCCAAGGAAACTACTTACGGCACGGCGCCGGATGGCACCGCAGGCGGCGTCTACACGCGCCCGCTGATGAAGTCGGACGAACTCGACGGTAGCCAGGACCTCGAGGATGATCCGCTCTGGAATAACAGCCAGCCCGACGATACTGACCCGTCGCTGGGTGCCTTCGATGCGAGCGGCAATCTGGTTGTGCCGATGTGCTCGCGCGCTGTTGGCCTCTGGCTCACGGTGGCGCTCGGCACCGAACCTGCCGGTCCGACGGACAACGGGGACGGCACCTTTACTCACGCCTGGCGCTCCGGTCTCGATCTCAATTCCTACACCGTGCAGCGCGTCCATCCGAAGCTGACGACACCCAAGGCGCGGACCTCGAAAGGGGCCAAGGCAGGCGGCTTTTCCTTCCCGATGTCGCGCACCGGCCGTGCTCAGCTCACCATCCCGATGACCGCCCAGTCGAACGCCAAGGATACGCCGGCGACGGCTCGAGACGCCTCGCCGCTGACCTACGAATACCTGCCGTTCGACAACGCCACTGGGTCCATCAAGATCGGCGGCGTGCTGCTCGCCAACGTCACCGGCGCGCAGATCAACTTCACCAACAACCTCGATCCTGTCGCGACCATCCGGCCGGATGGCGAGATTGATGGTGCCGATGAAGGGGCGCGCCAGCTCAGCGGTACATTCGACCTGCGTTTCGGCACGGACCATACGGTAGACGATCTGGTCGACGCCAAGACGCCCGCTGTTGTCGAGTTCGCATTCAGCCTGCGCAGCGCGCCGACCTGGGTGCTGAAGTTCAGTCTGCCGCGCGTCTTTCTGGCCCTGGCCAAGAAGCCGATCAGTGGCCCTGGCGGCATCAACGCCACCACCAACTGGCGCGCCGCTTTCGACGCAGGCGCCGGCCACATGCTGGGCATCACGCTGCTCAACGACGTCGAGAGCTACTGATGGCGATCAGGCTCAAGCTCAAACGCGAGCCGGAGTGGATCGAGCTGGGCAATGGTGTGGCGCTATTCTGCAGCCCGCCCACGGCGATCGTCACTTATACCGGCAGGGCGGAAGCCTTGGCGCTCGTTGTCGCGCTCAAGGAAGGCGGCGAAGCGGTCACCAAGGTCGGCGGCCGAATATCCGGCCTGCCCGATCTCGGCGACCTCGAAAAGTCGACCGCGCTTTACAACTCACTCTTCACCGTCAGCGTCGCTGAGCTGGCCGCGTCCGACTGGCGGGGTGTGAACGACGAGGATGGCACCCCGCTCGCCTTCGACGGGAAACTGCTCGCCGTGCTGTTTCAGGATGGCGCGATCTCCGAAGCTTTCCGGCGGAACTACTTCCGGCCGCTCAATGAAGTGGAATCGGAGGGAAACGTCTAACGGCCCTTGCTGAATGGCACTTCAGCGAGAATTTCGGCCGTAAATATTGCGAGGGCTGCGAAATGGTCGGCACGCGGTGTGCCACCACGCATCCCCGCGAGTGCCCTTACAACGAACACGCACCCCTCACTGTCGATGGGCGCGCCGCCTGGGGAGCCTTCTGTGCCCCGCCGATCCGGCTGACCTATGCCGGGCTTGGCAGCTGCACCGGCGTCGATAGCAGCCGCGCCGAGCGCCGGCTGATCGCCACCGGCATCGAACCAGAAATCGCCGAAGACCTGCTCGCCGCCT